GCGGACGTTACTCGTGCGCAGGAGCAGAATTTTGATGATGGAGAAATCCGTATTATTTCTTGCGACCCTGCAGACAAAGGGTTAGATCATACTGTTATTATGTATGGGACTGTTTCTAAAGACGACCAGTTCACTTTGATAGATATTTATCACGAGCCTATTTCTGATAACATGAAAATAGCAGGTCGAATTATAGATTGGGCTAATGAGAAACGAGTTCATAGAATTAATATAGATTGTATTGGTGTAGGTATCGGAGTGTTGTCTCGTGTTAAAGAGGTGTTGGGTGGTTCTGGTATCAGAATTACAGCGTGTCATTATGGAGAAGCTCCTGCTACTGTTAATAACATTTTAAATTCTCCAACTTTGACCAAGAAACGGTTCATTAATAAGAAGGCAGAAAACTATTTTCGATTACGAACATTGTTTGAAGAGAGTAAGATCCAAATACCTCGACACCATAAATTGGTGAAAGAATTATTAGCCATGAAGTGGGAGTTGACATCTTCTGGTAAGATTAAAATTATTGATCCAGATAAGTCTCCCGATTATGCGGACGCTCTGGTTTATATGGTATGGAAAACTCAAACTGTATCGTTCTTTTTCGGATGATTTCAAACCATAATTTAAATACCATTCTTCCATAATAGCTATGAGAAAGGGGTTTTCTCTATTTAGTCCATCAACCACCACCTCATATAACCCCTCGTGTTAAATACGAACCCCTTTCTCACTTACTATCATGGGAATAACAGATTGGTTCAAACCGAAAATTGCGACCGAGACGGTTGAAAAAGAGATTCGAGTATTTAACGCATCTCAGACAGCCATACAAAGTAGACTAGCGACAGTTCCATTATTCTTTTTTAATCCTAAACTTGGGATTCCACGTCGTGTAAACATCTTAGAGATAAGACAATATGCAAAATCACCTTGGGTTCAGATGGTTATTAATGCCATTTTAAAACAGGTGATGACCGTTGAATGGGATATTGTTCCAGAAGACGAGGAAGACCGAGAAGATAGGCTTGGAGATATTGAACGGGTTACAACATTTTTGAATTATCCGAATTCTAATGGTGAAACATTTTATGATTTATGGGGCGCATATTTACGAGACGTTCTTGAGATTGATGCTGGTGTTATTGTTAAAGGTAGAAATACTGCTGGTGAACTTGTAGAATTGTATGCTCACGATGGGTCCAGATTCCTTGTTAATATGGATGTTTATGGACGAACTCTGGGTTATTATCAATATAGTTTCAATAATACTGAAGCCGCACCGTTTCCTTTTGAAAAGGACGAAATTGTTTATGGTGCAGTAAACAGGAGTACCGAGTTTAAACCTTATGGATTTTCTCCGTTACAATCCGTTGTTCAGGAAGTAGAGTTAATGATTCAATCTTCACGATATAATAAAGAATATTTCATTAACAATGCTATCCCTGACGGTATTGTTTCTATCCCGATGGATGACCCCGACCAGATGGAACGGGTTAAGACAGCGTGGGAACAGTTACGAGGTAAGGCGCATAAGTTATTATTCTTAAGCAGCCCAGGAGTAGATTTCAAACAATTAAAAACTTCTAATAAAGATATGGAATGGTTAGAAGGACAGAAATGGTATTTCCATATTGTCTTTGGAGCTTACGGATTGTCTCCTCAAGAAGCAGGATTTTATGAAAATAGTAATCGTGCTACTGGTGACAGTCAAGAACGCATCACTATCAAGAATGCTATTAAACCCTATTTGAAACATATTGCTGATAAAATTAATCGTGAGATAATTCCTGAATTATTAGGACATGACGAAGTAAAATTCAAATGGTTCCCGACAGATCACGTTGAAGAAAAGATTGACCATGAACAAAAGATGGACAAACTTAATGCAAGTGTGATTACTATTAATGAAGTTCGTGCTTTGGAAGGATTGTTACCCGTTGATTGGGGAGACGTTCCAATGTCAATGGCAATACAGGCACAACAAAACACTCAAGAACCAGTTCGTCCTAGTGAAGCCGCCCCCGAAGGCACTGAAAATCTTCCTGAAACACAGGATAGAGACGAACGTCGTGATAACGCTGAAGCTGATAAACGCAACGAAGAAACTAAAAAAAAAATAAAAATTCCAATTTCTAAAGATGTTCCTGAGTTTATAGAACAAGAAGAAGCTTCTGATTATGAATCCTTTTTACGAAGACAATTTCAGTCATGGGAGGATAGTATTTTTAAATTCATAGATGCAACATTAGAAGATGAAATTATTGAAAAAGATGTGGACCTTATTAACAAGAGTTTTGGAGATTTCATTAGGGGTGTTTTTAATTCTATTAACACTGCTGGTTTTAGGGATACAATTAAACATATTATCGCTATCCATGTGAAAGAAGGAGTAGCTGAAGCAGAAGAACATATCAATATGGATGTTGGTATTTCTGCAAACCTTAACGAGAAGATTGGATTCTTAGCAGATAGACAACTTGAAGGGTTCCAGATTGACGGTAAACGATGGGCTGGAATCAAAGGTGTTGCCAGTGATGCTCAAATGGAAATTGGTAACATTGTTCAGAAAGGGTTATCCAATAAAGATGGACTAAAAAGTATCAAGACACAAATTAAAGATTATATGGACACACTCACTGGAACTGAATCTAGTGAAGGGCGAGCTATGAAGATTGCACGAACAGAAACAAATCGGTTTCGTAACGCTGGTTCATTACAAACATATATTGATAGCGGATTAAAAGGGAAGAAAGTATGGATGTCAATAGAAGATAATCGAACTTCTGAAATTTGTAAACATTTAGACGGTAAGGAAGTGAAACTTCACGAGTTATTTCATAGTGATGTTGATGGAAAAGATTTTGAACATCCACCTGGACATCCTAATTGTCGAGCTAGAATCCTTTTCAAACCAGATTGAACCATAATTTAAATACAAATTAATTAAGGAGATATAAAGATGACAGAACAAACTATTACAAAACTATGGATGCCAGTAACAAAATCAAGTTCTGGAAAGTTTGTTGGAATACTATCTGATACTTCTATTGACCGAGATGACGAGTTCATGAGTAAAGAACTTATCCAAGATTGGGCGAAGAATAATCAAGTATTACCAGCATTAGCTAATCACGTTAATAAGATGGAAAATCTTGTTGGTGGTTGGAAAAATCTAAGAACCGTCAATAAAGGCGGACACACTGCATTAATGGCAGAACCATTTTTCTTTTCTAAAGAGGCTAATCCACTTGCGGCCCAAATTCAAAAGCAGGTGGAGGAAGCCCTAGAAAATGGATTGAACGTGGGTATTTCTATCGGTGCAATTCCAACTGAATCTTTAAACAAAGATGTGGACGGAACACAACATCGTGTATGGACCAAGGCTGAACTAGTTGAAGCAACTTGGGTTCCTATTCAATCTAATAGAAACGCATCTTTTGGTCATGTCGCTAAGGCGTTTGACCTAAATAAAGATTTGGAGGAGTCAACAATGACAGAAGAAATCAAAAAGGAAGAAGTTCAAGTTCAGGAAGAAGTTGCTCCCGTTGCTGAAGAAGTAGTAGCCGAAGAAGTGGTTGTTGCAGAAGTAGCACAGGAAGTAATTGAAGCTGAGGGCGAAGTTGCTGAGGAAGTTGGAGCTGAGAAATCAGTTATTGCAGACCTTAAAAAAGAAGTAGCAGAGCTAAAAGAAAAACTTGTAAGTTTAGAAGTTACAAAAGAAGTAGAAACAGTTGATGTTAAAAAATCAATTATGAAAGCAACAGTTGAAACTAGTGAACCACAAGTTGAAGAGAAAGTACCTACAATACAAGGTATGCTAAAATCCATATATGGATAATTAGGAGGAAAATAAAAAATGGCATTTACAAGCACAGGAATGAGTAACGCAGAAGCTAGTTTTATTTTTGAGCAGTCCTTTGGTAAAATGGGAATCGTAGAAGATCAAACTTATTACGACCCAATGAGACAAGGAGCACAAGGTTCAAAAGATAAACTTGCAACTATGCACAAAGCATGGGAGCTTAACAAAGCTCCAACAATGAATAACACTACAGGTGGAACATTTACCGAATATGGTTTAATGCCTTCATTTGTTGATCCAGAAATTGTAGACCGAACCGTAAGGGAAACACCTTTGGTTGGTCTATTACCAAGAAAAGCAGTTCGTGGACGATCATACGTTTACAACATTGTTTCAGCGAAAGCAGGAGCAGCATTTCTAGGAGACGACGCAGCTTTAGCAGAACAAGTTGATACCAGAAGCGTAGCAAGTGTACAGATGAAATATCTATACGCTGTAGGACGTGTAACTGGACCAGCTAATAGAAGCGCAGAAGGATTCATGGATTTACTAGCTGAAGATATTCGTATTAAAGTAGTATCAATGAATGAAGCATTAGAGAACGAAATTCTAAACGGTGCTGTTGCAACTGACGCAGCAGGATTTGATGGATTACGAACTTCAATCGCAACCAACTCTACATCAAACGCAACCGCAGCAATCACATTAGCACAAATCCGAACAGATTTGAATACTGTGTTTGAAGCAAACGGACGATGTGACTTAATGGTTACCGACGGAGCAACTCATAATGTAATTAAAGGATTATTAATGGACTTCCAACGAAATGTTGAAAGACCTTCAGGAAGAATGGATTTTGGAATCCCAGATGCGTTCATGTTTGATGGAGTATTAGTAATTCGAGATAGGTATATGCCTACAACTGCAGCTCAACACGAGATTCTATATTTAGATACTCGTTATATTACACTAGCAGTTTTACAGGATATGACCTTCCAAGAACTAGCTCACGTGAATGACAGCCAGAAGTATTACCTTAAATGGTATGGAGCTTTGGTTGTAACAGCAGAAGCATTGATGGCTGAGAGAACGGCTATCGCATAGGAGGATATGATATAAAATGGCAGCAATAGATATAGCAGATTGTACAGTTACCGTTGACGCAGCTTTACCTGGATTTAACGTATATAAAATCGTTACCCCAGCTACTGCAGATGACACAGACACTATTGATATAAGTTCAATTTGTGCAATTACAAAAATAGTTTCAGCAACTTGTTATGGTTCAACCGATGATTGGGAACCAGTATTAGTTATTACCGCAGCAAGTGGTTTAGCTATCCCAGGTTCAACTGATAATGAAGCAAGAACTATTCATGTATTAGGGAGACTTTAGAGTTTCTTTATTTTTTTTATTTTTTTAATTATTATAATTTAGGAGGAAAATAATATGGCATACGGACAACCTTGGATGCAATCGGGACGAGCAGTAACGATTGACGCAACAATGGATGTACAAGTTGACCCTACTCTAGCAGCAGGTTCAATTAGTAATACAGAATTAGGAACTGATGCAGTGACCAACGTAAAAGTAGCAGCAGCAGCAGCAATCGCATTCAGTAAATTAGCAGCTTTAACAAGAGGTAGTGTTATTTCAGGTCAAACTGCAGGTAATGTACCTACAGTATTAGATGCAAAATCTAGTGGACAAATCTTAGTAGGAGATGGTACTGATGTTGTAAGTGTAGCAGTTAGTGGAGATGTAACTTTAGCTTCAAGTGGTGCAGTATCAATTGCAGCTAATGCAGTAGATTCGTCTATGATGGACCCAGTAGTAATCAAGACTGAAAGAGTTGTAATTAGTGCAGCAAACATTCTTGCAATGAATGGAGCACCAGTAGAAGTAGTAGCAGCACCTCCAGCAGGAAGTGCAATTGAATTTGTTAGTGCAACAATCGCATTTACTTATGATACTGCAGCTTACACTGGCGGTGGAGATATTACTATTGATTATAGTGGTGGTTCTGCAGTTAGTGGTACTTTAACTAAGACTAATTCATTTGGAGCTAGTGCAGACAAAATTTTCAGAGTAGGTAAAACAGCAGAAACAGAATTAGAATTATCCGCGGCAACAGCTTTGGTTATTACTAACGCGACTGGTGCATTTACAGACCCTGGAACCGCAGCTGGTACAGCAAACTTGTATGTAACTTACAGAGTAGTATCATTATAAATTTGATATTACTTTTTTTTATTTTTTTATTTCACACTCATGACAAGCAGTCTCCTCTGATATGCGGTCACAAATAATTAATCAAGGAGGATTACAATGGCAAATGGATTAAATGAAAGAAAATATATGAGTCTTTTAGAAGACAATAAAACAGCCGCTGAATC